TTACTGGTTCATCTGCTGCAGGATCTTTGCGATCTCGCTGGTGGTGTAGCCCTCTTTCTGCAGGGCATTGGCAATGGACGTATCACTCTTGCCACGGCTGCGCAGCAGTGCCGCCGTAAAGGGCACCACGCTGCTGCCCTTCAGCGCATTCGTTCCCGCGGTGCCGCCGGTCGTTCCCGCAGCGCTCCCCGATGCCTTGCCGCTGCCACTGCTTTTTGCGGCCGCATTGCCCGCCGCACGGCTGGCTTTGGCCTGCGCATTGGACTGCTTGAGCGCCCACTCGCCCTTGGCAATGTTCAGCTTTTCCGAGGTAACGCTGTTGTTGAAGGCCTGCTGCTTCAGCGCATCCTGATAGGCGCGCTCGCTGGCTTCATTCTCATAGCGCTGCTGGGTCAGACTGTCCTGCCGCTGCTTTTCCTGCATCTGCTGGTTCCATGCCGTGTCGGCACGGTCGGCCTCGTAGGCGCGGGTGCCAGACACGATGTTGTACCCGGTGTTCAGCAGGCTGCCCGCCAGCGAGCCGATGCCGGTGGTGCCGCTGATGGCCAGCTGGATCGCATCCCCGATGACCCCCAGCACGGTCATGATGCCGTTGAAGGTCTGCTGGCGGCGGCTGGCCTGTGCCTGTTCCTGCGCAGTATAGTAGCCGTGCAGGGTGTCCAGACGGCTCAGATAGTCCTGATACTGCCCGTAATCCTGCGCGTAGGCGTTGTTGTAATCCTCCCCTTTCTGCTGCAGCTGGGTGTAGTAATCTGAGAGCTGCCGGTCGTACCGCTCCTGCGCACTCTGTTCCTGGGCGTTCAGCTGGTCCAGCCGCGATACCAGCTCATCGCCGCCGCTGGTGTAGGTGTCCAGTGCCAGACTGTACAGGCTGGGGATGGCCTCGTTCAGCGCACCGATCTGCTGCTGATAGGCCTGTTGTGCCGCACTGGCCGCATAGCTGGAGCCGTAACCGCCGGTCAGGGATGCCGCCTGTGCAGCGGCATCGGCACTGGCGTTGTGGGCGTTCTGGGTGTACTGCTGGGCGTACTGCCGGTACAGCGGGTCCTGCGTATAACTGTAGGCAAAATTCTCCCGTGCCAGCAGACGGTCCAGCACCTCATTGATGCGCTCCTGGTAGCCGCTCTGGTACGCCTCCGGGCGCTTGTCCTGCCACTCCTTCAGCGCGTTTGCTGCGTTGGTCACGCTCTGGCCGGGGCGGTAACCGGCCCCTGCCATGGCCTCTTCCACCTGCTGTCGGTTTTCCAGGCCGCTGGTGTCATAGCCGCTCTGCGCCTCCGGCGCTGCCAGCTCTTCCTCTTTCTTTTTGGTCGCCATGCTCTTCTCCTTTCTTTTACAACGAATTCAACCGGGTGCGCAGCTCCTCCGACAGGTTTTCCACGTCCAGATTGGTCAGTACATACTGCAGCTGTTCCTGCATCTGGTACAGGTAGCTGCGCAGCGCTCTTGCGTCCTCCGGGTCCATGTTTTCGCTCAGCTTCGGCAGGCCCAGCCGGTTCAGACCGTTCACACTTGCCATGTTGCTTCCTCCTGTTCTTCCACAAGGCCGCCTTTGGCCGCGGCCAGATTCTTCGCCAGACTGCGCAGGGTGATCTGCCCTTTGCCCCGCAGGCGCAGCCGCAGGGTGCTGTGCCGCCGGGGCACCAGCGGCAGGTCATAGCTGCGGCGGGCCTCCCGGGCGGTCAGGCTTGCCACTGTCTCCCATGGGCCGCCGTCATAGCTCAGCGCTACCTCCACCGTGCTGGCACAGGCCGCGTCCAGCCGCAGCGTCAGCCGCGACAGATACCGCTGTTCCGCCCCGTCCTGCCCGATGTCACCGGTCACCAGCTCAAACGACACCTGCTGTTCCACACCTTCGGTGCTCTGCCAGTCGCTCTCCCGGCTGGGATCTGCCGCCCACAGGGCCTGCCCGTCCCACAGATACAGCTGGCCGCCGGTGCTGGCCATGTCGCAGGAGCATACATCCTCTTCGTGCCAGAGCCCGCGTTCGGTGTCATACACCAGCAGCCGGGTCTGCCCCTGGGTCCCGGCCGTGCGGGAGATGTGCAGATAATACCGGCCGTCCAGCGCACCGCCCACAGCGCTCTGCACGTTGGCCAGCCGGCTGGCGTCCAACACCGCCGACACCTTGGTGGGGATGCTGCCGTCCCACGCCATGACCCCATCCGGCGAGAGATAATACAGCGTCTCGTTCAGCACGCACAGGCTGCGGGCCGCATTCTTGGCCACGCCCCGGCAGCGCAGGGAGGTGAGCTGAAAATCCGAGGGCTTTGTGCCGCACAGCTTGTGCAGGGTGTTCTCCTTGAAGAACAACGCATAGCCCATGCAGGTAGCCGCGCCGGTAAAGGCTCCGTCGCTGCCCACCGTCACCGCATAGCTGTCCGCCGCAATGCCCCGATAGGAAAACCAGTTGGTAGGGTCGCCCAGCTTGCAGGCGTAGATCACATTTTCCCGGCTGCTGCAGCCCCACACCCGGTTGTCGCATTCGGTCACGAAGTCCAGGTCCGGCACCCGGCGTTCCAGCTGCACGGTCTGTTCCGCCGCGATGCTGCGGGTCTGGCTGCCGTCCAGGCTGGTCCACTGGGCCGCATCGGTCCCCTGCACCAGTGTGCCGTAAAAATAGTCGCCCGCCGGGTCGGCACGCACGCACAGGCTGTTCTCCGTGACGGCATACACCACGCAGTCCCCGTCCAGTGCTTCCCACTGTCCGGCCTGCTTTGCCGCCGTGCCCTGCACGGTCACCGTGTCCCACTGGCAGAATTTTTCCTGCGCACCGGCCGCCGTGATGCGGCAATAGTCCAGCGGCAGCGCCGTCCAGTTGCCGGACGCCGCGCTGTACACTTCCAATGTTCCATCGTACCGCCAGGGGTGCTCTTCGTCCTCCACCTTCAGGAAGATCTGCCCGTCCGCCGGGCTTTCCGGCTCTTCCCGGCCCACGCCTGTGGGCGTGTAGGTCCTGCCCTCCGCATCGCAGGGAGCAAACTCCACGCTCTGGCCCTCCGCTTTCCAACAGGCTCCCAGCGCCGAAACGCTGCCGTCTGCCGTATCAAAGGCGACCTTGTCCGGAAAGATCAAAATTTTCGTACCAAGACCCACCAGCGCCTTTTTGCTGTCGGCCACCGCATCGGTGCAGGTCACGGTCTCCCCGCCGTCGTCCGGAGTGTACACCAGATCTTTCCCGCAGACGGTCAGCAGCCCGTTCAGGTGGTACATCCCATTCAGGCCGGTGAGGGTCCGCAGCTTCCGGCGGGGCTTGCGGGTGCTCAGCGCCGGGAAATCCCGGGACGAAAAATTGATCCCCGCACTGTACTCTGCCTCGGAGCAGCCGTAGCCCTCGTTCAGGCCCCCGAAGGCCCGCAGCAGGGTGCGGCTGTTCTGGACTCTGGTCCGGTTCGCCAGAACCATCTTATCCCTCCTTTCACCACTGCCAGCGGGTGCAGGCCCGCGGCGGATAGGTCCGGCGCAGCCAGGCCGCAAGCTCTGCCAGAATGCCATTGTACTGTGCCTGCTCCCCGGCGTAACGGTCGGTCTCGCCCAGTGCGGCATCGGTCATGGCGCACAGGTAATGCGGGTACAGGGCATCAAAGGGGGCCGGGGCCAGCAGCACATCCTCGTCCTGCAGGCCATCGTCCCAGGCCCGGTCCGCTCCCACGGTGTCAAAAGCATCCGTATCACTGGCCTTGAAAAAGCGTTCCCGCAGCATGCCGTCTGCTTCCCGCAGCCACTCCTGCCGGGTGTGCACGGACACACGGCTGCCGGGCCGCAGTTCCTCGGCGCGTTCCAGCGCCTGTCCTACTGTCATCGTTCCACGCTCCTTTTCAAAAAAGCCCGGCGGGGCATCTCCCTGCCGGGCTCCGGTCCTGTTGCTTACTGTGCCGCGTTCTCCGCTGCCGCAATGCGGGCAGCGGTGCGCTCGTCCTGCATCTGGCTGTGTTCCAGCACCTCCGCCACTTCGGGCGGCACCTCCACTTCCACACCGCGGCGGATCTTGTAGTTCACGCCGTTCACGCTGACGAACAGGTCGCCCTTATAGCGGCTGTTGTCCTTGAACAGCCGGATGCGCACGTTCTTTTCTGTCATCCTGCACACCTCCTCAGTTTGCGGCGGCGTTGGCCGAGTAACTGGACACGCTCTCGATGCGCACCATGTACTGCTCCACCAGACGTTCGGCAGCACGCATGCCCTTCCAGCCCACCGAAGCGCGCTGGTTCAGCGGGTCGTCGCCGTAGCCCAGCTGCTTGACGATGTGCTCCAGGCCGCCGCCCTCCAGCTCGGTCACACCGTAGGCATGGGCACCCAGCACCAGGGTGCCGAACACCGCCAAGCCGGTGGGGCAGGTCTCATCCTTCCAGATCTTGGCCTCGCTGGTCTCGATGAAGCGGATGTTGCCCAGCTTACCGATCTCGCCGCGGAACATGGTGTCCGGGTCGGCGTACTTATGCACCTCAATGAACTCCTTGCAGGTCTTGAGGTCGTAGGCCGCATAGGGGTGGATGATGGCAATATAGCTGTCGCCGATGGGGTCGGCGTTCATGGCACCCAGCTGGGCCGCTGCCTGGAAGAACAGCTTGGGGGTCAGGGTACAGCTCTTGTCCAGCGTCTTGCGGCTGGTCACGGCGGTCTCGGTGCCGTCGGCGGCCTGCTTGGGTGCATAGATCACATTGGTGCCGCCGGCCAGCACATCGCGGGTGATGCTGTCCATGGTGCGGCCCGCCTGGCTGGCCAGCACACGGGTGGCCTGCACCACGTTGTTGTCAATGGCGGTCATCTGCAGCACGTCGGTCAGCGGGGTCCAGCCGCCGTACTGGTGCAGGTCGCTGGTGATGGTGGTCACGTTCAGGGCCTGACCGTTGGGGGTCACGCCCTCGGTCAGGGGCGTGGTAGCCTTGGGCAGGCTGTCGTACTTGCGGAACTCGATGGTCTTGCCGCCGTTCTGGGGCACCGGGTAGTAATCCGCGAACTGGTCATGCACCAGACGCGGCTCTGCCTGGTCGATGAGACGCTTCTCATAGAAGGTCTTCATCTCCTTGGACATGGTGGCCGTGGTGTTCTGCAGGTTGTCGGCAAACAGCTGGATGTTGAAGTTCATCATACGTTTTTCCTTTCTCTTGTCGGGTTTACAGTTCGATCTGAGCACCGTGCAGCACACGGCGCTCCAAGGCTTCGCGCTGGGCGCGGGTCATGCTGGCCACATCCGGGTGCACCGTGGCCGCACCACCGGGGCGGATGCCGTTTTCTGCGGGGCGGGCGGCCCGCTGCTGGATGCGCTGCACCACGCCCTGCTCCACGGCCTGTGCCGCACGGTGCAGGCTCTCGTCGTAGTGGGCCAGACGGTAGGCGTCCTGCATCCGCATGCCGGGCAGCTGCATCAGACGGCGCATCTCCGGGTTCTTCAGCTCCTCCTGCAGGCGGAACTCCGGCTGGCTGCGGCGCAGGTCGGCTTCCTCAGCCGCCCAGCGGGCATGCAGCTCCCGCACCGCGTTTCGGGCCTGCAGCGGCAGGGGCGGCACCGCCGGGCGGGGCAGCTCCGGCTGGGGCGTCTCCGGTTCGGCCGGCTCCGGATCCGGTTTTGCTTCCGGCACCGGCTGCGCCGTTTTCTCCCCCGGTTCCATCGTCCCGGAGGCAACGGCCTGCCGGGCCTGTGCCGGGCTCAGGGCCGGGGCCGCAGGCGCTGCCTCTTCTGCAAACATCTGCAGGTCCATCATGCTCTGTTCGCCCCGGCGGCTCACATCCGCAAAGCGGATATTGTCCGGGTAGCGCTCGGCCAGCAGGGTGAACCCCGCCTTGGCCAGCTCAAAGGCACCCTGCACCCATGCGGCACAGGGTGCGTCGGCCTGCACGGCCAGACGCGGCCCGTCCGGTTCCTCCCAGGCGTCGGCATGGGCATTTTCTTCCCCGGCCAGCAGGTACACCAGTGCCTGCATCAGGGTGCTTGCCCCGGCGCACACGATGTCCTGCCCGGCAGGGGCAAAGCCTGCATGTCCGGCAGCCTCCAGTCGGCAGCTCAGGCCCTCGGGGCCATCCAGCTCGCTGTAACATACTTTCATCATTCTTGTTTCACCTCCTTACAGTTTCACGTTCATGGCGCGGGCCGCAGCGGCCACCGGCAGATTGCCGGGCAGCACCGCACCACCGGTGCCGGTCTGCGGCGGGACCGCCTGCTGCAGCTGCACCAGCTTCTGGGCCAGTGTGCCGTTCTGCCGCACCCGCTGGCGCACCTTCTCGATGCCCTCAAAGTCCATCATTTCCAGCGCCGCCAAGGCCGCGTCGGCATTGGCGGGGTCGAAAAAGCCCAGCTGATAGCACTCCTTTGCCGTCTCGTTCTGGCTCAGGCGGCTGAAGGTGCTCTTCTTGGCCGCGCTGACCACGATGTCAAAAATGGGCTCCCGGCTGCCCAGCTCCACGCCGCCCACCTCGCGCACCGGCTGCGGGCGCAGGGCTGCCGCCGAGAAGGGCAAAAACTGGTTCTCACCGCTGGGCCCCACGATGCGGAAGATGCGCTGTTCATCATAGAACTGCCGCATCAGCTCGATCATCAGGCAGCACTGGCGGGAGAAGGCCCGGTAGGCGCTCTTGAGCATATCACGGCTCAGTTTGCTTCCGGCTTCCTGCAGGGCCGCAATGGCACTGGCTGCCGTCACACCGCCGGTGGTGCCGCCCTGGGTCATGTCGCGGTTGCCGCTGATCTCCTTCAGCTCCTCGATGCGGCTCTGACGGTAGCTCAGACTGCTGCCCTGCAGACCGGCCGTCTGCAGCGGGCGGAAGCTGTCGTCGTTCAGACGGCCCACCACATGCACGATGTCCCGGCTCAGGTCGGCCAGCTCTTCTTCGTTGACCCCGGCGGTGTCGCTGAGCACATAGCGCTGCCGGGCCGACAGCAGCACGTTCTCGTCCATGGCATGGTTCATCTGGTCGATGGCGGTCTGGCAATCCTTCATCACGTCGATGTAGCCAAAACCCGCCGGGCTGTCCTCTTCCATGAACAGCGGATCGAATACAAAGGGGTACTGCCCGTGGTCGTACAGGCCCCGCTGTGCC